TACTCAAGTGCTTTGATTTGTGTTAATTTGTCTGCCATTTCTTGTTTCATTAAAGTTTTATAAGCCTCCAATACTGCATCCGGATGGTAAGGGTTATATGCTACCAATTTACGGGTGATGCATCCGCATGAATAGGGTATTTTATAAATATTACGACTGCCAGCACCATATTGCACAACCTTAATATTGCCACATTCACACAAACACTCAACCATACGCCTTAAGCCCCACTTATCACGTTGGCGGGGTAGCTCTCTGACTACTGTTAATATGCCAACTTTATAACCCGTTGGGATTGGTTCTGCTAAAGCGGTCATTGGTTCAATATGTCCTCCAAACATTCTGATTCTAAGTCTGCCCAATCAAAGTTGGACTTGGTTAATAGCTGGCTGATGTCAGTGCCTTTGTAAGTGACGGCAATGATATTAAATGATGGCCTTTCTGGTGGGTTGATTTCGCTGCCTGGATAACCTTTGATAAATTCACCATGTACCTCAATCTCAAGCTCTAATGGTATTGTTTTGGTTAGTTTCATAAAATTACTACATTAAATTTATCCTCAATAAAATACAAATTTCCAGTTGAACGCTCTCTAATTACTGACGAATCATTTAATATTGATTTATCCTTTAACTCATAAACAGATGAATAGCTTGAATCGTAGTGTTCCGATGTGCTTGAACCGTAGTGTTCCGATGTGCTTGAATCGTAGTGTCTCGATGTGCTTGAACCGTAGTGTTCCGATGTGCTTGAACCGTAGTGTCTCGATGTGCTTGAATCGTAGTGTCTCGATGTGCTTGAACCGTAGTGTTCCGATGTGCTTGAATAGTAGACACAAAAATTTTCTTTTTGAATAATGCCTTTTTTATTTACATAAATACCAGCCAAGACAAGTTCTTCATCTGGGACTTCTAATATTGTTTCTGTATTAATTATATTAGTACGATATATCCAATTAGAATAATTTTTAACTACTAATAATAATTCATTATATGTAGTTGTATTTATGGCTGCGCTTAATCCATCATAACAAGCATTATTTAATTTGGCTTGTTCAATTATCCATGTTTTAAATTCTTGAAATGTTTTCATGTTGTTTAGTTTTTAAATATTATGTCGTTTTTTAAATTCATACTCTTTTAATTCCTTATATGCCTTAATGGACTTGGTTCTCAACTGCTGATACACCTCGTCATTTTTGAACATGTCATCTTTCACTTCCACCGCCTTATATTCAACATACGTGAATAATTGGCGGTGTTTAGTGAACTCGTCTGCACTGAGTATGAGGGTTATTAGTTCCATTCTGAGGCCTTAAGTTTAGATGCTGCAATTACACTCTCCAATGTACGTACAGATTGGCTTAAGGCTCTGTATAAGGCCGTTAGTTGATCTTTAGACTTACACTCTGATATGGCTGCAATGGCCTCTGATTCGGTCATAAATGCCTCGGGTAATTCCTCTACCACTTCAGCCGTGGTATCAACATTCATCTCTTCCGGCACATACACTGGGCCGCTAAAAATATCAGGAGTAAACCACTTAACACCGTTTGACATTGCACGGGCAAATAGCATGTTTCGTGGAAATTTCTCTAAGTTTTTAGTTCCAGCTTTCTTAGCATCATCAAGGGTAAATGTAGAATTGCCAATTTTGATGTTACCCTGATAAAAGTCTATTGAACAAATTTTATCAGTTTGCTCAATAATTGAATAGTCATATTTGCCAGAACCTTTGACACGTGATGCCATAATGCCCGCCCCGATTGTTGGTTTGCCTTGAATAATATGTATGCCAGTCATGGCAGCAAATGGAGGAATACCTATCTCTTGCCCAGCTTGTATTTTAACAATGGCTTGGGCTGCTGATTTTGTGTCTAAAAACATGCCTGATTCGGCAAATGCCTTGCCAATAGACATTATCTCTGTAATTGGCAGTTGTTGTGTTGGTTTTAACTCTGATTTCATGTTGTTTGGTTTATTTGGTTAATATAAATACATCATAAGTTTCTCATAAACAAAGTCCTTATCTTCGTTTAGCTCTTCGATTTGCTCTTCGGTTAGCGCAACACTATTGTGAGAGGCACTAACTATATAAGCATCGCAATAATCAGGATGGTCTGCATGGTCTATGCCACCAAATTCAATATTGGTAATTTCTGTATAATCTATATTCATAATACTTGTTTAAAAACTATACCATTCATTTCTTTAGCCACTTCATTAGCGTGTTGCTCATTATCGCAGTCATACACGTGTAAGCCTTTAATCACAACGCAGCGTGGTTCTTGCTCTTGCTCTGCCATAAATAGGTCTAAATTATGCTCATTATTACCCATGTAACTGCCGTCTTCATAGTATGTTAGCATTGTGCCATTTACTATTAATACTATTTTACAGTCGGCTTGTGCCTTTTCAAAGTAGGTTATACATTCTGCTTTCCGACCATCTCTGGTCTGTACTGGTTTGCCGCTTAGGGCTTCTGTTAGGTTAAATGGTTTCATGGTTTGTTATTTTTTGGCTTGTTTATATACATCGTATGCTGCCTCTGCCACTACGAGCAGAAATGCTGCTATTATTATTATTGTTGTTGTCATGTGGTTTAATTGTTTGGTTAGACAAATGTAATACATTTATTCACACACTGTACATGCCAATATGTTAAAATATGTTAAATTTTTAAGATTATGCCCAAAATAGGCTATTCATCATGTTCAGATTGCTGAATTGGTGGTAGATTATTGATATAATCAACCAATTTGGCATAAACAGAGTCAGGTGTGCCCTCAGCATAAACCACATCACCGGACTTTAGGACTACCTCTGTATAGTATTTTTTGCGAACTTTGCCGTTAGGAATGAAACACTTTGGAATCAAATGCACAATAGTGTCCTCAGCTAAGTTTAGAACTGCCGTTCCTTTCTCAAAATCCTCAAATATACCCTCATTTGCTAATTGTATGCGTTTGACATCGTCAATCTCACCTTGTTCGGTTAAACCTACGTTAATTGGGTATAAACAGTCAATTTTAAACCAGTTTAGTGATTCCATGTTAGTAAACCTTGCCTTTGATAATTACGTGGTTATGTAGCATATATTCGCCAGTCGTAATGTCGTGTTCAACATGCACAAAGCCGTGCTGCCACTTATTCACTGGCATGTAATACGGATTCATTCCGCACAAACATCCCATTGATTGCACACTAATCACATTGCCTCCCATTGTTGTTTCATCGTGTGATGACCGCTTGTGGTAATGACCTACCAAAACACTATCTAACGTCTTTAAAAACGTGGCACGAGCTGGATTAACACCACCAGATCCACCCGCCAATTCATGGCCGTGCAAAACGGTTAGTTTACCAATCTTTATTGGTTTTTTGTTTTTTACAATCTCAATTCCCAGCTCACCCAACTGCAACCTTGCTTCGAGTGTAAACTCAGGGTCACCAAATAACTCAGGGGCTTTAACAAATAACCATTTCTCCCAACGTTCATCGTGATTGCCCTCTTTAAACACTATTCTTGCGTTTGGGAATGCCTTTCTGATGGCTTTTAATATGGTTCTTGCCGATTCAAATTCCTCGTGTGGCTTGCGTTGTCTCCAATCTTTCTCATGTCGGCTAATCATGGCAAAATCTAATAAATCACCGTTTATCAAAACAAAATTACATTTTTTTTGCTGACCGTATTTGATTGCTTGTGTAATTGAATCAACGTGGTGATAAGGCACGTGTAAATCAGATATAATCAAACCATTTGACTGGCTAATTACAAACGGGTTAAAGTCATCTGCATAAGATTCAGGTAAGTTAAATGGGTTATTGCTACCAGGCTCAGTGTATAGTGATTTGTCCTTTGTGTTTTGTCGGTGATAATTACCTTTTTGACCTTTCAAACCACGTATAAATGTACGAACAGTATCAACGCTTGTAAATACTTCCTTATTTTCGTTATAAATAAGTTTTGCAATGGTTAAATTAGGGTGTTTTGGGTACTTTTTAAGGTAGTCTTTTATTAACTCACTTTTATACGTTTTGCTCATTTAGATTTGATTAGTTTGTACAATCCAACTGCACACATAATCGCCACTAATAATTTGAATATATTGAGTAATATAGGCCATACACTCTCCTTTATTTCCGTTGTATTTACCACTGTTGGCACATTTTTGACAATAAATACGGTGTCACACTTGCCACTTAAATATACGGTTGAATCGTGGGTGTTATAAAAATACTTCATTGTTAGCCTACCCTCACGCACAACAACAGTATCGTGCTGAAAATAATTAAATACGGTGTCTTTAGTCACTTCGTGAATGTACGTGGTGTCCTTACGCCACACGGTGTCTGATTTGGTGGTATATCCGCATTTTAGCTTAGCCTTACGCATATAATAATCACATGAGCATGAGTTTAGTGCAAACAATACAATAATTGCAAATAAGTAAGCCATTATTAATAGCCAAATCGGTGATGGTTTCATGGGACTTGGCGATGTTAATGTTTGGTGAGTCATTTTGCAAATATACGTTTAAATTATCACATATTTTAAACATATCTATTAAATATGTTCATTTGTGCAACATGTCTATTGTGTTGGCGGTGTCGGTGGAGTTCCTTTCAACTTCAACACTTGCTCAGCAGTCACCAATCCTAAACAAAGCATCACGCCACTAAGGTCTATAATCATAGCCTCGATGCAATTATCCTTGTCAATGTACTTATAATGGATATAGCATACTAATAGTACCAACACCATCGCAGTTAGCTTGCGACCTGAAAATCCAGCCTTAGAATTGTCTAACGAGGATATTAGTTTATTTATAAAATTTTTCATATATTTGCAGTGTTTGGTAGTTTGGTTTCAGTTACCCCGTTAGCGTTCTGCTGCGGGGTTTCTTACTTAATAACCTTTAACGTACATGTAAGGCTTGCGGGATTGTAAGCTATATGGATCCACGAATATGAGTACTCGTTGATTAGTTCAGTAAATTTTAAATTTTTAGCGCACCAGTCGTGTAGTTTCTTATTCTCCTCCTTGCTACCAGCACTCATATCAATAGCCATGCCAAGTCTGTGATAGCTTGTGTCTTTACTTCCAACGGCATCATTTAAAGCCTTGCACCTAAAAAATGAGTTTACCTTGATAGGCTTGCCATACCACTTGCGTAATGGCTCAAAGCATTTCTCAGCTACCAGCTGCATGTTTTTTAACTCTTGCTCTGTCGGCTTGTTATTTATGCCTAATCTCAGTGCGGTAGGACTTAGCGTTGCCTCATTATATGTGATGTGTTCACTTATCATTTAGTCTCCTTAGCACCAGTCTTAATACGACCTAACATCAATAGATGGGTGTTGTTTTCAACCTTGATTAGAATGTCTTTAAGGTCTGAAAGTTGTTTTTTGAGTTCCTTATTCTCGGAATCCAACTCTGACACTTTTTTGCTCATTGACTCTACTTTAAAATAAAGTTTAATAAAAAACCAAACTACGGCAGCGGTCTGTGTTGCAAAGAATATAATGATTTGATAAGGGATAGATGTTAAGTTCATTTCTTAGGTTTATTAATAATCCACATAATTACACCACCAAATGTCAAAGGTGAAACAACAAACAAATACCATTTATTTGCACCATAATTAACCAAATAAGCAATATTGATGCATAAGGCAATAATGGTGTAAATGATTAGTTTCACAATTTAATTGGTTTAAAGTCAATTTTATCAACAGTCGGCAATTTAGTAAAATTTAATTTTTTAAACTGCTCTGTATCTTTTAATAAATCATACATCTCTTGACTTACATAATAGTTATCATAACCATCGTTGATGTATGGGTCAAATACTTGATTTGGTGCGTATTCAAAACGCCCTAATGTATCTGCTTGTTGTTTTGTTAGTTTATAAAAATTCATACTGCCCATCCTAATGTTGTTCCTAATGCTTGTAATGCTGTATAGAATGTTGACGGATTAACTGCGCCTGAGCTGAATCCGCTTGCACTAATTTTCCTTGCTGAAAATAAATCCGCTGTTCCGTTGTTATTTCTTGCGTTTAAAAAATAACTTTGATTTAATAGTGCTTGCGATGGTTGACTAATTGTCTTAACCAAAACACCACGTTTATATAGTGCATAATTACTTGAATCTGTACGCAAAACCTGAAACAGACTTAATGAATCAGCAACAGCATTATTAGTATCGTTGTTTGAGTTCAACGAAAATACAGCTGCGTTTGATGAAGACTTAGATAAAATATAAGAAAAATTTAATCCGCTTTGGTTTCCAATCTCACATATATCAACAGCGGAATTAGTTAATGAATAAGTGAATATACCCGCACTATTTCGCGTATATTTAACTCCACTTGTAGATGGGTTAAAGTTTGTATTTTTGTATGAACCAACAGAACCATTAAACCCCTGCGATGCCGTCCATGTAGGACTATTAACCTCTGTAAGTGGAGTAGATGTCGGGTTAACAAATGATGTGCGTGCAGCAATACGATTACTCAATCCATGTATCCAAAGTCGGTCAAACTCTGCCATATCTGCGCCCATGCTTGTCTCAAACAAAGTCAAAGCAGATAATTCAGATGGTGTAAGGCTACCACCAGCAGCCAATACTTGTGTATTAAATGCGGTGGTATATGCGCCATACGACACACTTCCACCACCTCTTTTAAACAACGGTGATAAACCTATTCCAATCATTATTTGTAAGCTATAATTGAACCTGATGTTAACTTGATAGTCTGAATAGTCTCTCCTTTAGGGCAAAGAAACAAAGCACCTTGCTTTAAAGTCTTGCCACTAATGCCAAATTCAGTTACAAAGTCAACCTCTGCGGGTGAGGCAATAACCTCAGTAGTTCCGCCTTGTGCGGTAGCTATAACGGTGTCTTCTTGCACAATGAATGCATAGATGGCTTGGGATGTTCTTGTGGTGGTGTCTGCAATCAATACAGAGCCAGCACCAGCGGTTAGTCTTTCGTGATACATGTTATTTTCTTGGTATAAATCTTAAAATATTATCTAATTGTCTTTTTTCTCTTGGTATTGCAATGTCTGAACTATTACTTACGTTAGGATTTGGATATAAATCAGACCATGAATATGGGCCACGATATTCTGTGTATAAGTGACTATTTGAACACAAGTAATCTTGCAATCTACGTAAATAAAAATCCGCTTTGTCCTTGATTTGCTTGCGTAAATACTCCATCTCACTTTGTGCAACCACTTCCATATTGTCACCACCTTGCTTAACTACGCCAATATTGCGCACTCGTGCCCAAATAAACGGCAAAGCATCGTAGCATGTAAAGTAAACCATACAATCACGAATCTTGCGTAATAATACAGTCTCATTTACAGTAATGTTTTGAGGTGATGCCGATAAACCAGCAATCAACCTATCATATAGCGGTGAACCAATAGCCTCCTGGATATAAACATCCTCAGCACTGCGAGCATAGGAATAAATTTCCTTAATATCCAAATTTTCACTCAATGGTGAGTTATCTTTTAGATAGCGTTCTGATATAAAGTATGCGTATGCCATTATTGTGGTCTCACTTTAAATGGATTAAATGGATTAATCTCAACCGTCACATTTGGCACGTTTAATCCATAAATAAACTGTAAATCTTTGTCAAGCATGTTTCTATCTGAACCCATGATGACATTGTCAAATATTTGATAAGCAATTTGTAACTCAGTATTACCGCCAAGTTGACCGGACACTGAAATACCAACCAATAATGGTGATGTTAGCTGATGCCCTGATAAAATCTTCTTATCACACAACTCAGCCAATGTAATCAACTGCTTGTCAAGGTTAGATGTTTCAATGGCTTTAATGTCGGGTGCTAATTCCTTGCCATTTGAGAATGTTGTAATAAAACGACCAGCTTGCTGAGCACCCATGTATGTACGTTGCAAGTCCTCCAAGATACGTTCTTTGTCATCTTCGCTTGATGGCAGTTTATAAAACGAGAAATGCATGCCTGGATTCATGCCATTTGTGATGTTTGACAAGTGGAACAAACCCATTTGAAAGTCTGTCTGAATCCAAGTTAAAGCACCTGAGTAACTTGGCTCACCATAGTACTCTAAATCTCCAATCTTGCGAAACACCAACTGCTCGTAATTCTCCTTGTCATTCTTATCGTAGGCAAATATTACACTTGGCTCAAATCCTTGTTTTTTCTCTTGTGTCCAATCCTCGTGAAAGTAGTATTTTTTTATTCTACCGTCTTCTTTTTTAGCCGCACGAATTTTAAATACTGGATAATATTTTATTTTGTATTGTTTTGTAAAGTCATTATTATACACACGGGAGTAAGCATAGCAACCATAGGTCTGTAAATCATTAGCAAGGTTGCGCATAATCTCATCTAATGACATGTCACCTTGCTCGTTTTTAGTCACATAATCAAATGCCGCCTTAGTTTTTACATCTAATGCTTGGTAATTTGCTTTGCTTGTTTGTTCGTTGGTTGCACCGTTAATCAATAAACCATCACCAGCCGTTAGTTTAGTTTTAGTCTTAACAATAGCGTTGTGAATGGCTGAGGCGGTCTTCATATCCTTTAATTTTAGTGGATATAAATTATCTTCACCCCAATAAACCCAATCTTTGTTCTTTTTTTCAATGATTTTAGGTACTTCAGAAATATTATAAGCAGAACCAAAGCTAAAAGTCTCTGATTTTTTCTCCTTTAATTTTGCCCCTAATAAAGCCCTTATTTCGTCAAGTTTACCCATTAAATGTACTGTTGTTTTTATCCTCGTCAGTATTGAAAGTGCTTATAGAACTCTCTATATCTTTAACGATTAAAATGCCTGTTTCTAAAATAGCAACAGACTGTGAAATGTCTAATATTTTTGGTGATGCTTGTGGCACTTCATAAATTTCATAAGTCCACATGCCTGATGGATTTAAACTTACAACCGCATTGATAGGATCTGGTGTATTATTCTCAGCAATGTAGAATATATTAATCCTATCCGGATATAACGACACATCCTGAGATGTACATGTAACTGATTTACCAGTCATGTCGTTAGTGAACTTAAATACAAAGTCAGACAAAGTAAGCGTTTGTTTCTCTTTCAACGTTACTCCTATCTTATTATTTTGTCCTTTGTAAATAATCATTTTAATAAAAAGGGGCAAACCATTATATAGCTTGCCCCATTTAAAATTCAGTTAAAATTAAGCTACAATGCCAGAGATAACAGATGAGGCAACCTCTGTGGCTAAGATAGGCTCTTCGCCAACCAAAGTCAATGTGTAGTTATTAGAATCAGTTTTAGAAACACCAGTAGCAGAGTTGATTTCAGTCAAGTTCATGCCATTAGTCAAACCAACAAAGAAATATAAGTCGTTTGAATCTTTGATAATTACCGCTAAATCTTTAAAGTTACCCAACAACTTAATTTTGTTGTATTTGGTTTGCTCTCTGCGGTTGAATTTCAAAGTAATGGTTTGTGTTACCAATTCAGTTCCATTTTGCTGATTATTGGCTTGCACCTCAGTGAATGAACTTGTATTTTTATTGAATTGGTATTCGTAGAACTTAGCACCAACTGCCATTGTGATGGCACTGATGTGGCTGCCTGGACTTGCTAATGTGTAACTGTCAACATTTTCTAACTCAGTAATGTAAATTGTTTTAAGACCACCAACGTTGTTTGAGCAGTCTTTTGTTATTCCTGATGATATGAAGGTACACGACATGTTTTTATTGTTTTTTAGTGGGTAATGCGGATGGCTTTTACACCATCCGCTTTATTCCCGTTAATTATGAACCAGTACCGTAAAGTACAACTTCTGAACCGTTACCATACTCAACACCAAATTTGAATGAGGTGATGATACGGGCAGTTTTTTGACCTGTGATTTCACGGTCGTTAATGATTTTTAATTCATTCTCTTCATCCATTACATCGCAACCAAACCACAAGTTCATTGGGTCACAAGCTACCATTGTGCTGGCTGGCATACCGTTAGATACAACCAAAGAATAACCCATGAACTTACCAGTTAAATCAGCGTTGTTGTACGCATAGATAGCTGGTGCAGAAGACAACAATGCTAATTCATAGAATTGTGATGCCTCAGGACTAATGAAGATTTTAGTCTTGGTTTTGTCACGCATTGTGGTAGGGATTTTTTTAATCACCTTAGTCAATTCAGCTACAATGTTTGATTCACTCAAAGTGGTTGGTGAGCTAACATCCAATACTGCTGCATCGGCTAAAAATTTCTTAATTAAACCATCACACAATGTTGCTGGTGAACCAGCCGTGTTACCAGCCCAGAATAAAGCCTCAGTTTGTTTGCTGATAGTTTCAGCAACCAAGAACATCAAATAACCCATAAAGTCTTGTGGGAAATTGTCAGGAACGTTTGAGCCTGGCTTTAATTTGGTTGATAAATAGTTGGTTTCATAGTCCTTCATACACAAAGGCACGTTGATAGCGAAATCGCAAACTTCAAGTGTTTTTTGTGCTAAGGTGTATGTTCCTGATTCAGACACATCGCATGAATCGGCTTGCAAAATGTTTCCTAAGTTCAAAGAACCTAATTTTACTTTGCTTTTTACGTTGGGTACTTGGCGTACCAACGATTTAGTGTTACCAGTCAGTAACGCTACTGAGTAAAAACCATCTAAGTCTTTACCAGTGTAGGTTGTTGAGTCAACTAATCCCATTGTTTTTATTTTTGTTTTTTAATTTTTGATAAAGCCTCACGAACTAACTCAACAGCAGAGGGCTTCAATTCTGGTTGTGGAGCTGGTGCAGGTGCTGGTGCAGCCTGATTTTCAAATTTTACTTCAAGTTCGGCTAACTTAGCATTAATCGGCTCTAATAATTTTGAAAAGATTTTTGATAATGAGGCCATTTCCTCAGGTGTTAAGTCTTCTGATGGTGCTGAAATTTCAGTAATTTTACCAGAAACAACCTGAATAATAGTTCCATTTTCTAATTCATATTCCCCGTCTGCTACCGGAACTTCTTTTCCGTCAACAGTCTCGGTTAATTCAACATCAACGGCCAATATCTCGGCGGTTGAGTTCAACGTTTTACCGTCTTTAGTTTTTATTTGCATCGCTTTTATTTTATAAAATTCCATGTCAAAAAATCCCTCGATTGAGAATCCTTTAACTGTCTTTGTTTTAATTTGCTCTTGCCAAAACTTATCATTGTTTACCTTAACAGACATCATCCAAGAGCCTACTGGTACATCAAATCCAAGTTGTTTAGCCTTATTATCGCCCTCATTTACAATCCAATTCTCAACCAAAACAACAGAATCAACTTGTGAGTTATCTTCGTGCATGTAGTTGAAATTCAAAGTGCGTTGCTCAGACATAAACTTCTCGTTCAATGCCTTAATTGTTGGCTTTTCAAACATCACATAAAATTCACCACGTTGCATGTCGCTGCGGTAAATTGGCATGTCTGGTATCATTACTGGACCAGTTACGATTCGTTGTTCTGCATTAAATTGATAGCGATTTGATGAGTTAAAGGCCATGAAATCCTTTTCAATGGCTGGATAATCAACAAAAGATACAAACTCAACACCTTTAGTGCCTTTGCTTGCATCAATCGTTAATTTATAAACCTTAAGGCCTTTGATAGTACTCATCAAATACTATAACGAAAAAAAGTATGTTTTGTGCATGGAAATTATTGCAAACCCCAATATGTGTCATTTACGGCATCATAATGGATAATTACTTTGTCTTTTTTTGCAATTAAATCACTTACTTCAATAATAGAACTGCCCGTTGAGCTAAATGTTACTTTATTTGCCACACTTATTTTTATAATAGTAATCTCAATGCCAATATTATCAAGTGTGCAATCCACATCACCAAGTGTGGTGTCCACAAAATAGACGTCTTTAGACTGAACAACAGTAAAATTGCCACTTTCATTGGATGCACGTTCCATCAATGGCAGTGATGTTGGCACATTAGACACTATTTCCGTGTCTTTAATTACAAGTGCATCACCCTTAATCCTAACGCTATCCGAGTGCGATTCATCAAATACTTGGTCGTTACAACCAATGGCATGTAAATTGGTTACATTTTTTTCTATTCTGTTGTTGTCACCGCTTATAAAATTGCTCATGGGCTTACTGTGTTACCATCACCAAACACAAATGTATCTTGTGAATAATTAATATTATTAGTGCCAAACGAGTTAATACCGTAATTGGCAGAATAGCTAAATCTTGAGCCTCCATTTGGCACATAATTGCCGCCTAAACCGACCAAAACTTGAGATTCTGGCACATGAACACGGCCTAACTTCCTTTTCAATAACGTAACCTTACACGGTTTTTCAAATTGTGGATCATAATCCTCAATCTTGTTAACTATGTAATATGTTCCATCAATCAATACTAACTTTGAAAAATCAAACTTTTTAATGTCAATCTCATTTAAGTAAACATAGGTTATTACAACCTTTGAATCACGGTCTGTTATCTCTTCAATGAATTTTTTATATCTGACGTTGTATCTGTTGTTATTTGTATATGATTGTCCAGGCAATGCCCAAAAAATCTTACGTGGTGTGCCAAAACAAAGGTCTATTGTTGGTGTTGTAGGGTCATCTACATGCCCACAAAAGTAATTTACCGCACCCGTGGCAGTGTTTGATGAGCCATTATAATACATTATTTGAAAATTAGTATTAGTGTTGCCATAATACAACCGCCTAATGTTTACTTTGATGTTTGACTTTGTGTTATTCGAGTCATAATCATAAAATCTTGGGGCAGTAATTATATTACCATCTTCGCCATTTACTGTCGGTGTGGCTGAGAATATTACCTCAATAGTTTTATCTGAGGTATTAAAATCATTTACCACATCAACACGCTGAGTGCCATAAGGTTCTTTAAACTCGTTTTGGTACAATTTATTAAAATAATCTGAATCCGTTTTATACTTCCAATAATATGTGCGAGCATCCAAATCACCCATTGGCCTAATCTCAACCGTTTGTGATAAATCTTGTTTTTTAGTCCAATCTATCGCATTTGTGATGTCAATAAAATCCTCTCTTGGCTCAATAATATAGTCTTTTTGAATGTCCTTATTTAAGTCCATGTAAAGATTCTCACATTTGATTATTGAGGTAATAAAATCAATTTGTCTCACTTCCTCAGGCACAGTGTCATTCATCACTACTGTATTATTGTATTGCAAGTCTGAACTTGCCAATAATGCTACAAGCAAGCTACCAGACTTAGCAACCAATCCAGCAGAAGACACCCCAGATATTACGGGAAGACCACCACTATTATAAAAAGTCATTACAATGCTTGATGTAGCCTTAACACGCCATTGCGTTCCGGATGTAAACAAAGTTCCAGGAATGTTAACTGAGAAACTTGTGCTAAACGTTATTGATGTTACGCTTTGCGTGTTTGTGTTGCTTAAATAGTTAACCCAAGTTACACCACCATCAACAGAACGCTGAATGATTAGATTTACATTGCTTGTTCCTGACATTGTAACCGTGCCCGTTGGCGGTGTAATTGTCAAACTATACGGCATCTCAGCATAAAACGTATAATAACCGCTAATGGCTTGTGTAAAAATATACGTTGATGTGTTAAAATTATTGCCTGGATCATTATAAACACCGCTTGAATCATTATTCAACGGCACGGTAAATGAATGAGCATAGTTCCAATGTCCTGATGAATAAGTACCTGATGAACCTGAGCTGCTTGCATCTGCTATTCTGCCGACATAAATCTGGTTATTTGTTAAGTCAGATTGACTTAATTGTAGCTTATTTTGCCGTACACACGGTATAAATATCTTAGAATAATACGATGAATCTAAAAAGTCGGATGTCCAAGTATATCCAGCATCGCTAAAAATCCTACGCAAATACTCCCGTTCAAATATAGCTGGCTTTAAATCGTGAAACCATACCAATGATGCTGGTGTTCCACCAATTCCAGTGTAACCATAACGCCCAAAACCATAATCAATGTTTGGATAAAAGTACTTCTGAGCTGGTGATGTGTAAAACGGGTCTACCTTTTGTTGAGAATAAGCAAACGCATGGTCTAAATCGCTAAAGTCAATATCTGTAAGCAATTTATTATAAATTTCCATAAATATGTTAGCAGAATTGCCAATTAACTGACAATCATACATTACGTGGTCTTGATTGCGCAAAACACTCATCAATCGTATTGAACCATCAAATATTACCACCTCATTAACGTAATATTTTGATGGTATTTTAACAGATGGGTTAAATGAAGATGTCACTACATTTACCTCAAATGCATTCTCAAATATTTGGTTTACTTCCTTAGTGCCAGGTATTCTAATTGATTTGGTGTATGAACTATCCCGTTTATCTGGCTCGTAAATATCCGCTATCGCATAATTGGTGCTAATAGGCAACAGTTGATTGTAACCAACGCTAATGCCATCTATCTCTAATCTTGACTTCATCCTCGTTGTCTAAAGTTTTGTAAACTATATCTAAAATCCAGCTCTAAAGCAAACATCTTTTGGTTAGCTTTTTTAATTATACGGTAACTATTTGATACGGGTATAACGCTAATATAATCAGTGCCACCATTATCCATGTAGCATGATGGTGATGTTACGATTTGCTTATACAATAGACACTCTGCCTCTGTTATCCAATCCGTTCTAAGTTTTATTTGCTTAGTTTCAGTCACACCCAACACACGTTCACTTGATGAGTGTGTGCTATATGTGTAGATATTACTTGTATTTTCAAATGGTGTTTGTCTATATGTGGTAGAATCTTTGGTAATTGTTTCCTCAGATTGTTTGCTAAAATGGATACTTCTGTAATGTCCGTTTTGAAATAACGCATGAATGGTGTACACGGTAAATTTGGGTTCGCATTCCAAATAATACCGCTTAAGTGTTGTTAGCGTTCCACCCTCCCAAAACAAAACATCATAGTATTTCACGTTGTTATCAATAATTGGATAAGCACCAGTCACAAGACCTGAGCTAATGTTTGCAAGTCCCTTCAAACCGACATCAATACCAATATATTTTGATTTATAATCGCTAATTGATGCGTACGGGTTAGCTATTACAGAAGATGAGTAATATGTGCCTCCAACCTCATTAGTTCCTATGACAATAGAACCAACATCCGTTGTATTTGCTGCTGATAATACATATAACAAATTAGACCTATTTGGGTAAACTTTCTCATTTACAGAATCAGTTAATGCAATCCTACGAATAGGACTTGCGGTTGAGTCGTAAATGAATGATGTATAGTTATAACTTGGAAATTCTAATGTATCAATTACTCCGTTCCAAGCATAAAAATTATATGTTGTTGTTGCTATTGGCGTTGGCTCTGGATTAGCATCATTATACTCCGCCACGCTTACTTGAAATTTACGCACTGATGGTATTTTTTTCCATCCATAATTGTTTATTATACAACTATGTGTCATGTAATTTTGAACGTATGGCGAGGCATCAAATATAAAGTAATAATCATCAAGTGGATTAAGCCTATATGATAGATTTGAACCAGAACCAGTAATCATGTCCTGAATTGTAATCTTATAATAATACCCTGGACTTGCCGATGCTGCACCAATACCCTGATATATTATTGGGTTATAAGCTGGCATGTATGCCTGAGGTTGTTGTGATAATACTATGCTCATTTATCCAAATTTTGATGTACGTTTAATTCTTTCTACTATTTTTTGAGATTGTGATATTTCTGATTCAACAACATACGCCCGAACTGTTAATTGTTGGTTGTTGATTGTCTGGTCGTTAGTACCACCATTTAGTGTTGTTTGGTTAAATTGTGGTGCTGCTGGCACGGATGCTGATGTGTTTGGTATTGCACCGCCACCACCAGTTGAGATTCCACCGCCTGAGGCATCACCGCCTGATGTGCCACCATCAAACTTGGTTGCTAAAATCTTGGCTACGTTTGCCGCTGCTAATCCAGCATTAACACCCGCAAGTATTTGACCGCCTGGAGGAGGAATAGTAAGTGCCGCTTGTACACTCCTGATTCCGTCTTGAATTGCACGTGCCACGTTAAAAGCCTTATCAACTTCAAACATCTGCTTGCGGATTCTTAGCTCTTCTTTGGCGTTGCCTTTAGCACCATTCAACTGAAATGCAAAAAACGCAGCAGTAAGTGTAGCAGCAGCATTTAATCCTACTGTTACGGCTTGTTTTTTGGCATCTTCTGACTTCTTTTTGTCATCAACTGCTTTTTTATTCTTGGCAATCTCATCGTCTAAATCTTTTTGCCTTTGTTCTTTAGCTAAAGATGCAAATTCTTTGTCTAAATCTGCTTGCTTGTCTAAATATGCCTTTTCAGCCGCTAAACGTTCCTTTTCACGTTCTGCTGCTGCATCTTGTTCAGCCTTGCGTTCTGCGCCTATTTTGTTATAAAATAGTTTCTCTTCAAGTTCAAGTCGCTTAAGTGTTTCTTTTAATGATTCAGCATTTAACCTTTTGCGTTCCTCTAATAATTTTTGTTCCTCATCTTTAGCACGTTTATACGATGCAACCTCAGCAATCTCCCATTCATCTTGTAATTTACGTCTTTGTTTTATTAAATCTTTTGATGATTCAGTGGCTTTGCCTTCTGCCGCATCTTTTAAATTTAATGCGTGTATTTGTTCATCAAGTGTGGCAATTACTTCCTCCCGTTTGCGTTGTTCAAGTGCATATGTTTCAAGTCCAGCTGCTTTAGCTAATCCAATTTCCTTGTCATAATAGTCACTTGTTACCTCTGTAAGTTCTTTAGTCTTTTTTATGTTGTCATCCAAGACTTTAGTTGTAGCCTTATGAGTAATGCCAATGGCATCAGTCATTTTATAAAATGTATCAACTAAAGATTGAAGACCAGGTATAAATTCAAGTAATTTATCAAAGTTTTGAATTACTAACTGAATGCCCTCAATCAACAAAAATATAGGAATAGCTTTAACTGCTTGACCTAAACCAGTCAATGCAACCTTACCCTTTTCTAAATCACCCGTTAAAAATCCCTCGCTTAATAAGTTAAAAGACTGTTGTAACCGTTCAACACCACTACCTTGAATTTTGGCAGTGTCTCCCAAGTCTTTTAATGATGTTTGGAGTTTAGATATATTGCCTTGTACACGCTTAAAATCTTCTGAGCCTTCCGCAAATTTCAACAACTCATCCTTAGCGTTTCTAATTTCTTTCTTTAGTCCGCTAAAAGTATCAACCGTCTTTTGAACAAGTTCATTATTTACCCGTGTGGTGATGACTACTTCTGCCATTTAGCAAGTCTTTTATATACGTTCTCTTCAGCAACTTCAATCCATTCTTTGCTATCAGTACCTTTAATAAGTCCTTTTAATACGGCAAAGTTATAAAGCCTAAGTGCAAAATCTTGTTTTATTTTATTCATTTTTTGTTAGCTATTTCGTAAGACAAATGTGTGATAACAAACATAAAGTTTAGTTTAGTAATTGTTTCGATTTTAAGAATGTCTCCTTTTGCAAGTTTGTAGAGAAATCCATACCAAGCCCAGCTTTTATCGATTCTTTCATCAGCCATTTTTTCATCCTCGTCTGGCTCTGTTTCTTCCAAATCTTCCGCATCTTCGATACCAGAACTAAATATACTTGGAAAGTCTTGGTGGATTCTTCCACGATGCTCGAAAAAAAAACTAAAGCACCATAACAATTATCAATCTTCATTGACTTTTGAAACACCTCAGAACGTTCAATCGCATTCTCAACATCGTATGGCGCAAGTGTTAAGTTTTCAGCAGTTCCACCAAGCACCTCGCGGTACATCAATGCAAATATCTTGTGTATATTGTTAATTGGCTCTTTTAAATACTCGTCTAAATCAATCCACTCCCCAACTGATAAGCTGGCAAACTTAATCAAACCGTATTTTTGACCGTCAATCTCAATTACTTGTCTAAAGTTAGCCGCTTGTGGCATCTCTTGTGTCCACTCGATAGCCTTTGCAATCTCATTAAATGAAACCTCATCGTATTGTCTTATCTCCTCAGGGTCTTTGTCAATAAAAATAGAGATGGCATTTAAAACGGCATCTTTGTGTTCTAAGTCAATATTTGACAGTTCCTGAAACTGCCCAATCGTTACATCTTGCCACCCGTCTGGCACGTTTAATTTTTCAATCATATCATTTTATCTAAATCCTGAGCCATAGCATTACCAACACCCGCCTCAAATTGTTTAGCTCTTCGTGTTGTTGGTATGGTAAAAAAGTTAGTCGGTGCAACCCCGTGTAAAAATATACTTCGTGCAATCGCAAACTTAATTCTATCTCTATTCAAAAATTTACCTTTCTTATCACGTGGTGCTAATCCTTTACGCAATATCCACTTATCAAACACCTTTGTCGGTGGCATCTTGTTAGTATATTTGTACGGGGTGTTGCCAGCCTTGTTAGTCTTGCTACCCTTGACACCCTTGTCAACATACTTACCGTAATCTAACATGGTGAAATCCAAAGTAAAGTCTTTAGGTGTTTCTTTCATGATAAAACGGATTGATTCATATAGCTTGCCACTTGCATACTTATCATGTCCTTTCAATCGTTTTTTAATCTCCGATTCAACAGACTTGCCGTATGTTTCAATGTATTTTCGTGTTATCGGAAATTTACTTTGCATATTCAATGCGTTCTTTTAGTTTTTTTAGCCTTTCAGCTAATTGAATATAAAACTCCTCACGGCAAGCCTCACGTGTTCTGAATTTAGGCTCACCATCTTTGCCTAACTTCCATAATCCAGTCTCTTTGTCTAAATACTCTCTCATTTTGTCGGTGCGTCACACTGCCCGTTTGCAAAGTTTGTCTCAATGATTAGTTCACACTCCCAACCAGCACAAAAATCTCCAAAGTCCTCTTTAAATGGTGTCATTGATGGGTCACCAATTATACCGATGTCATCATTGTCATATTTAAGGTACTTTACAAAGTCATGCACAATACTCTCGGTGTCCGATAGTATTTCGTTCTCGTTTGTCTTGTCTTTCTTAACCTGCCCAAAGCAGAATACCCTAAATGTGCGTTGTATTGTATTTTCAAAAGTCTGCGAGCTAACCGGAACGGCAAAGAATATAGGGTATAATGTACCCGCCTTAATCGTACCGTTTACTTCCCACTCTTCACCATTTCCAAACGTTTGTATTTGGAGATGGTTGTTTGCCCATGCCTCAATGTCGGCTAATATCTGATTGTATGTCATGATTCTATGCCGTTATTGATTAGTTTACGAATCTCACGCATTGTCGGTGGTGGTGTACTGATGCGCTTACCACGGAAACGCACCCATTTATGACGGCAATTATACGAACCTTTATATTTAAGCACATCGTAGTTCAGTTCCTCACCAATCTTGTCTATCTCTTCAGTGCTGAATACCTTGTCTATTTTGAGCATTAACTTGCAGAATGGGCGTGTTTTGTCATCGTCTGGTCCTGAATAATAGAAATAGTCCATTCCCTCTTCAGGTTTACGCCAGGCAAACTCACCTTTTACCTCTTCAATTAGCGATTTTTTAGTGCCAAATCCGTCACGGTTTAAGAGTTCAAACATTCGAATCTCCAAAGCCACTTGCCTTAGCCTATTTATATGTGATTCATTCATCAATATTATAACGATTAGATGGCCTATTCTTTAATTAAGCAAATGAATAATCAAACTCACCACTGCCTTTCAATTTGTTCAATGCCACGTACCTAATACCATCAATAGAGTGGTTTAGGTAATCCACTGGCTTGTTGATAGTTTTACCAGTGGCATCAATCTGCCATTTGTAGGACTTAATTTCCTTTTTTAACCCTACCGATGTATTGGTTATGTTTAGTTTGAACGGCTTTAAAGTGTCTATTGAGTTTATGATGCTATCTGGACCTTTGTTTGCGCCTGATATAAAATACCCAGCCCGTCTGATGTCCTCAATGCTTTTAGGTTCTGATGAATCGGCAATTATTTCGTCATTCGGGTGTATTGTCAGTTCTTTTAGCTTGTTTATGATGTCAGAATTGGTTAGTCCAGATGTGTAAATCTTCTCATCAATAAACAGTTCCCCGTTCATTTTGTACACGCTACCAAATGCCGTTGGATCATTAGTAAAACCCCAGTCAAGATAGTGGGCAATAAACTTGGCCTCTTTTGGTATTGCATCCACAAATCCAAAGTTTCTGAATATCAATCCCTCAATCTTTCCAGTCATCCCACGGGCATAGACCTTAAACAGTTCCATGTCCTTGTTTTTTAGGTCTTCTAACTTCTCACGTATTTTTTCTGGTACAAACGGATTGTGCCTATGGTCTGAGATAAACAGTTTAACACCACGTGTGCCGAGTAACTTCTCATGCACCCAAAATTCCTCATTCGGGTTGTAATCAACAAAACATTGGATTTTAGTCCGCATATAAAGCTCGTTGAATATTGCATAAGATATGCCTTGCGCCTCGTTTATAAACAGATAATCACGTTTACCTGACTTAGCATCTTGCGGAGTTAAATAGGACTTAAACTCCATAACAGAACCACCATCAAACGTGAATATTCGTTCCGTTTTATTGTAATCCGTGACTAAAGACTTCAATACATCGCTTGAGTTTACTATCTCAATAGCATCACGCAGAGCACCAGCCTTTAAGTTTGGGATTGATTCACCAACAACAGTAATTACAACACGTTCCTCAATCGCCTTAGTGAATAGTACTTGCAATATTGAATAAGTCTTGCCAGATGATGAGCCGCCTTGGTGTACTATAA